ATAACGACTCTACGGCGTTTTTGGCATTCTAACTTGTCCATTACCACTTCCCCATAGAACAGTGAGTTTCAGGATTCTTCATCAAGTCCCGGATCGGGATATGGTGCTGGCACGAAACATTGCTGCACATTCCCGGACCCGGTCTATAAAAATCGCACTGCTTGCAATGCGTTTCCAGTAGCTTGTCCACTTCCTCTGCCGGACGCTCATCTAAGTCGATGAAGATATACGGTTTCAAAGAAGCCGTCGCTTCATCGTCTTCCGGCACAGGCACCCTATGAGGGCAGTTTTCACAGCGTTCTTTATGGACTGGGTTATACAGAAACTCGCTTAGTCTGTTCTCGCACCGCGAGACATGGACATTCAAGCTAGTCTCTAGTATAGTGCCCTGCCATCTACACATTCTCTCTCTCATCCTATCTCTCCTTTACGCACCTCGCGGTGAATATGGTTCGCCCTGGTTTGGTGAGTCAGGCGAGCCGGGTAACGCTTCGCAACCACCAAAAACCCCACTAGGATCAGGGATGGCGTTCGGCGCACTCACACTGAACGGGTATGTCGTCACACCTGCACAGTACCCACAACCTTCGGCCAACGCTTGTATCTCTGCCTGTTTCGACTGATAGAACATTTGAGCCGAGAAGGCCGCGCCGAACGTGTGACACATACTGGACAGAGGACCGGTGCAAGTCTTACCACAAATGTTAGCCTCACAAGGACCGCCGTTGCAACCTCCAAGAGACTTACCACTCTGAACGGAGACAGGAAATACATAAGTCACAGTGACTTCATAAATGCAGCCGTCGCCCAACTGAGGCTGACCACATGTTGTCCGTTCCTTAGCCTTGTCACCATCACTACCCGAAGGCGGCGCACTAAGAGCAGCCTGTTGCTCAGATATTCTATTCCGTGAACTTCTAGCTAGTGTCAATGCCTCGAAGGCCGGATCGTCTTCCTCAATCTCATTGGTGTTAGATACATCGCAGGTGACAGTCGGGTAAACGTCATCTATGTCAGATGGGTTCTGGTCACCAGAAGTCTCGATTCTTGCGGGTCCGTCGCCGGTGTCAATATAACCTGCCCGCAACGGGTGACCTTCTGGCGGTGTTACTGTGAAGTCGTAACCTGCCCCCGCATTCTCTTCCTCACCCAAAAGCGGGAACCTACGAGCAGCATCTTGCAGTGCTGGCCAAGCCCAACTATAGACTTCGTCAGTGCCAGATAACACAGGTGTCCAACACTTAAAATGGATTGTGTTAGTTTGCGGGTTGTAGGTTGAGTCCTCAATAATCACTTTGATAGGGTTGGCTGAGAACTGAGCCACGTTCAAAGTGACGCAGTCGAATATGTCCAAGTCGAGGTGCTTCAAAGGCGTGTCGAACTCTACATACTTCCAGGTATGTGCGAGTCTTATTAGCCAGAAGGTAGCCGATTTTAGAACAGTGTCATAAGTATTTTGAGTATAGTAATCCCACGATTCTTCGGTTATACCATACTTGTTGACATTGTGCTTGAGGATTATTTTCAAGTCAGTTTCGTCAGTGGATTCAACACCAGCGTCGGTCTTGTGCCAATCAATAAAGTGCTTTGTAACTAAGTCCTCAGTCTCAGTGAGACTAATAAGGAACGTCTCAGAGATAATATCACTCTCTGTGATAGTCCTAACTGACGAGGGTTCCTCGGACAAGTAAGTAATGTAAACCACGCCATTCCTAATTGAAAGTGCGCAGCGAGTTTGATAAGCAATGTCATGGATCAGGTCCAGAACATTCCTACGTGACTTGACCCAGAAATTGCATGGGTAGTTCGCAAGATTGATTCCCACAGCCGCGAACGAAGTGGCATCAGGGGTAAGTTCAGTGTACTTATCCAAGAGCCATTCGATCGTGTCGATCGGATTAGGTCCGACGTCCGAGGTGAATGACACGTATATGTCATCGCCCCACGCTGAGTCGAACTGACTAAGCCGCTTGGACATTCCAATCTCTACAACGTCGTAACCGATGTAATCAGTGTTATACACTGTGTAATATGCGGACGGAACTTCCATTAGCAAACGTCTGCCGGAAGGTTGCTCCTTGTAAGCAGTGACGCTATCGACAGTGCCCGGTAGTAAACTGACAATGAACAGTATCTCTTTGTCAGCCTCTAGGAAAACTTCCGTGCCAGCACCTCTCCAAGCGAAGTCCGCAGACTCCATATCGTCATACGCCTTCCACGATGCAGTAGGACCGCCTACTGGTCCTTGTCGCCAGATGCCGTTATCTGGATCACAGTCGGCCAGCGTCTCAACAGGGGTTTGGTCGTGATACCAAGCCGTACCGGTATTAGTCGATTTCCATTGGTTAGTGAATGTTGATTGCTTTATCCCGTAAGCGTGATCCTGGACAGGGGCGCAGGTGTCGTGGTCCCAATCATCATACTCTGGGTGCCTTCTATCAGACACAGTGAAGGTGTTTCCACTAAACTGGCCTGTCAGCAATGCGCCGTCGACGCTTACGGTGACAACCTCACCTTGCGGAAAGTTGACTCCGTCACGTATTGTGATCGTCGCATTCTCGTAGGCTGTTTCCTGATCTAAACGGAACAGGAGATTGCAGATTACCTCAAATCTATCTTCAAGGCATTCTGTGTCGGGGCCATACTCCCACTTACTAACAGTATCGTAGCCACCGTTCGTGGCTGGTTCAATTGTCTTCACTTCGCCCATCGGCGCAGACGGACATTGAATGTATCTAGCTTGACACAATCTAGTGTGGATAGTGAAATCGTGCCAGCCTTCACCAGCAGTTAAGTACCCTTTTAAGGGTGATCGCACCTTCTGAGCCTGCATGTTGCAGACTTGGCCGAATACGAGAGGCCAGACTGTGCCTAACGCGTCGTCAGGTATCGCTGGAAAGTCACCCTCTTCCATAGAGAAGGCTACTTCCAAGTCCTCAGTGTGAGTCAAGATCGTGAACGATAGAGTTCTTTCACCTTCGTTCCAGTTGACGGGACTGTTTATCTCGCCTTGAAACACAAGAAACTTGTAATCAAGTTGCAGACCACGAAAGTGATGATACACTTTCACAGGTCGCTTATGTATGTCGTGACTGTTGAAGATACTCTTCAAACGGCCATCTACGTCATCTAATGTGACGGAGATTGACTGTGAATCGCCGGACCCTGTAACTATAAGTGCAGTGTCGAAGCTCCCAACCTGCGTCAAGACAGGGTACGGATAATCCGCACCGTCTATCCGCTGGTCGGAGTAAAGAACTTCTTGAGACCCGTCAGTCCACTCTACACCAATAACCAGAATCGGCTCCGTTCCTAAATCTTGCTGCAAGGCAGCAAGGGTTTGCGGAGACACGTTCTTCATTATTCTCTCTCCTCAAATTCAAGGGAAACCGTCATCGTCTCACCACCGGGGAAGTCCAAGGCTTTTGACTGCCCAGCTTCGTTGAATGGATTGGACTGTAAGTACGCTTCCCATACGTCATCATTATGGTCAGTGATACGCATTGCAGTTCTGTAGTAAACCTTTACAAACGCCCGCAACTCTAGTGCCTTAGCCCTAGAAATTACAAACGAGTACTGCAATCTCTTCCTGCCTTCTCGCTGCTTGGAGTATGTATACAGTGTACCATCCATAGCCCTAATGGTCGTCAGTGAGGAGGCAACCTCTACGGAGTCACCCCACTCAGGACTAGGCAGTAGAACAGTAGTTTGATACCCTGGTGCGGGCGCTTCTAATCTGAGCATTACGGACTCACTAAAACTGGGGTTACAGTTTGTGAAAATGTTATAGCATCGTTAGGTGCGTACCCATCAATCAATACGCCCTCAAACTCAAATGTTATGGTCCAGCCACGTTTACCGTCTTGCACGGCGGCTTCATTGGGTGTGGTAACTACTCCTACCCATTCTCTGCCTTCCCAATCCTGCATACCGACTTCTTCGCCTATATACGAGACAAAAAACGCTTGCAAGTCGTCGACCTCTGTCTTTTCCAGACCGACGAATGTAACTATAACGGTCTGTGTCGTTGGCCAAATGGGGTCAGCAAAAACAGTGAGCTTGCCGCCGCGAGTCTCTCGGTTTATCCTTGTGTAGGACAGCCGATCAATGTTATCAAGCTCTGGTGCTTTCAGTGTGATAGTATCCGTTGGCGTAGCCAGAGCCGGGTATGTCAACTTAAAACGCGAGACTGTAGGATCGGCTTGTATGACTGGTTCTTCTGTCTCAGGAGGCGCGGGAGAGCCGGGAATGGTACTCTCGCCAACGAACGGGGCGTACTGCTTCGTCCCGCACGGACTCTCAACGTAGTAAGTCAAAGAGTGGCCTATGAAATTAGTGTCTTCAAGCACCCGTAAAAAATCGTTACTAAGTTCAACAGTTTGAGTTAAACCAAGCTCAGAGTCGTCGACGCTCTTTGACTTGCCACTATCAATTGTTTGCACAAGTGACAAAGGGGAGGAAGGAGTCTGATGCCTGTAAGCCTCTTGGGAGAAACTTAACGTATTGTTTGCCGAGCCTTCGCTTTCTTTGTTCAACTTAGAGACGAAGGTTATTGTGTCCTCCAAGAACACGCCACCCCAAGGTGGACCAAAGATACCTGTAGCAGCTTGACCGAAACTTATAAACGACAAAAGGTTTTCACTTATAGGGCCTTGACCTATCGTGGCCGACACGAATGAAATAACGTCGCTTAGTGAAGCGGTGAAATCCACAGAGGTGGCGGCGTTGTCAGTAAACGTAATTGCACTGTTTACCGACTCAATAATTGCAGGAGAGGTGACGGAGCCGACAGTATTTTGCGTGAACGCCAACACATTGTTAGCACTAGCAAATGTCCCAGAAACTACCGAAGTTAAAACTTCAACAAACTGCTTCGAGACTCGCAACTCGCCGTCGCCGCCGACGAGAACTTCATTGGTTTGCTTCGTGACACGAAGTGCGCCATCGCCAGCGACGAGAACTTCATTAGTTTGTTTAGTAACACGTAAAGACATATTAACCGACCTTTACACCAATTTTAGCTGCGTTTAACCCTGACTCCGTCCAAGCTGCGCTTGTGTCTGGGTCTTGATCCTCTACCCTTACGAGTGTCAACCAATCAGTAGTACCAACCACCTGCCCTGAATCATCATACTGCGTGCTACCGGACTCTATAGGAGTTATGAGGGAAAAGGTTGTGGCGTCCGTCTCCCTACATACAGTATTTACCTGGATACCATAAATGTCGCCAAGCGTGGGAAGATCCTCGTAATCATACAAATCAGTAGTAGTTGGAGTTGCCTCTTCGACGTAAGACGTATCAAAGTCACAAATGGCATCGTCCACATTTTCGTAGTGGGTGCCGCTAGGTGTGCTGGTCGTCCAGTTGGCCGTGTCGTCACCATCGGGGTCTACGGAAACTACTCTGACACTACCTAAGAAGTCGTTACTAGATGAGCCAGTAGAATCCAAGAAATATATGTCATCCCATTGAGGCCTTATAGAACCACTGCCTTTACATCTAAAGGTGTCGTGATACGCATTTGCTCCCGGTTGGGTGTCTATCCCAGATGCGCTTAAAACACTTTGTCCCGCTACACAAAGCTCAAACGAACCATTAGTATTATCTGTCACTACTTTTAATTCTATGTAGTGCCAACGACCTATCGGTATCCTTATATCAGAAGTGATCCCAAGCAGCGTGCTGTCCCTGAAGACCGCTAATTGACCGGAGTCGCCGACATAGAAGACATTCACCCCCCTATCCGCACCAGAGCGTAATTCAACGATGGTATGACTAGCAGAGACCCAAACTTTCCAGGCAATGCCAATCACCACTGTATCATCTGTTGTTAATGAAGGACATTGAAAATACCCATCAGTACCTTCACTAGTCAAAGCATGACCGCTTACCCTACCAGCCCTTAACTCAAGGTCAGCCACTTCCCGGTTGATTACCGGGTATTTAGTAGACATTATATCATTCGGGCGAGGGTAGGTATCGTTCGCAGTCCCGAACCCCTCAAAGCCTTCTAACCATAAGAGTGCCATTTTCCATTCTCCTTAACCAATCTTGACGCCGAATTTAGCCGCGTTTAACCCCGCCACCGCCCAAGGGGAACTTGTGTCTGGGTCTTCTTCCAACACTCTGGAAACAGTCATCCAATCGACGGAGGTAACGGGTTGGGGTGTGTCATCATACTGTGTGCCGCCAGACTCTACAGGGGTTACAAGTTCAAAACCGTTAGCGTCAGTTTCTCTACACACTGTGTTTACTTGGACCCCAATGATGGCCCCGGAAGGGGAGACGTCTTCATAGTCGTATAGATCAGTAGTGTCTGCCGTTGACTCCTGCACGTAGGACGTATCTTCATCACAAGGGTTGTCATCCACATTTTGGTAGTGATTGGCACTTGGTGTGCTGGTTGACCAATTAGCTGTATCATCACCATTAGGACTTATGCCGACCACTTGCACATCGCCCAGGAAATCGTTATTAGAGGAACCAGTAGAATCTAAGAAGTAAATGTCATCCCACTCAGGGTCGTCGCCGCCACTCCCCCTACACCTAAAAGTGTCGTGAAACGCATTAGCCCCTGGTTGTGTGTCTATCCCTGACTGACTCAAGACGTTTGCACCGTCAACACGAAGCTCGAACGAACCTGTGGTGTTGTGCGTCGTAACCTTAAACTCTATGTAGTACCAATCTCCAACTACCATCCCAAGTCCGGAAGTAGTCCCAAGTAGTGAACCATCTCTGTATACTCTTAACTCACCAGCGGGGCCATCGACAAAGACGTTCATTCCCCTGTCCTCTAATGAATGTAGTGCGATTGCAGGATAGTCGTTATTGCCGGGATTGCGGAAAGCAAAGCCCAACACTACAGTATCATCCGTTGTCAGTGAGGGGCACTGAAAATAGCCAGCGGTCGCTTCACTAGACATAGCAAATCCAGAGAGTCTGCCAGTTCTCAATTCAAGGTCGGCGAACTCGTTGCTTATTACGGGGTATTTAGTAGACAGTATATCGGTAGGCAAAGGTCGGAAATTGAGCGCGGTCCCGAAGCCTTCAAAGCCTTCAATCCACAAGAGTGCCATGTTTTTGCCTCCAATAAAAAGCACCTAGGCGTAGGAGCGGCCTCCTACGCCTAGATGACCGAGGGAGAGATCACCCACTGACTGTGTAAGTAACCTTCAAAGTGTCACCACTGGTGACGCCAATAGTTGAACTAAACGCAGCGGTGGCCCAAAGTGTGCCTGTCGTGCCACCCTTAGTATTCTCGTCAACGACAAAGATACCCTTCAAAGTTTCTGTGTCGTTGATTGCGTAATCAACCGTACTGGCATTCGTAACTTGCCGGGCTGCGGCGGAACCGACCGTCCATTGAGGACGAGTACCAGCGGCGTAGACAGTAGTTTCTGACCACCCAGTATGGGACGACATAACATCAGCCGCATTAAAGGCAGTGAAGCCGTCATTATCGACAAGGCCCAAATACCACAGAGAAGACTGCGATCCGCCTACGAACATGTCGTCTAGGATTTTGTTCAAGCCGACGTCTACGATACCGTTAGGAACTTTGTAGATACCGATTAGTTTACCGGCGTCGTTTCTGTGTTCAATCACGAACCTGCCGCGAGGTTGAAATTTGGTGTTCATTAGATTTCTCTCCAAAACGTTTTTAGTGAACTGCATGTTAACTCAGGCGGGACGTTCCACGCCTTAACTCTCTTCGCAGTGCGGTGGCTATGTTGCGAGCAGATTGGCTCGACGACTCGCCTTGTGACACTGACACATTTATATCGCCCACGTTAGTGACGGAACCGCCCCTATCTCTAAAGATAGGTTTCTGACCACCATTCATGGCTTGAAGCTCTGAGGCGAACTTACGAGAACTCTTGGAGTTCATAATGAATTCGCCGGGCGAGGCCATGATAGGAATACTATCATTGCCTCTTGACGCAAAACCACCAGCTTGCTTATACTGCGCCGCCGGTCCACCGTAGTAAGCATTCCCAACGCCACCACCAGTAACGGCTGCGGCTTGAGCAACTGCTTGAGCCGCTCTTATAGAGGCAGCAGCAGCCCTGTTCATTGCAGATTCTACAGTTAGAGCAGCAGACGCTAACGAGTTCATACCGCTCGACCACTGATTAGTGGCCGTACCAGCAGTCTTAATTGATGTGCCCGTTTGATCCAGGCTGCCTTTAAGTACGAGGACTTGGTTGTCAGTTTGCGACACACTCTGAGTAACAGAATCGACGCTTCTGCCCAATGTCTGTGTCGTCAAAATGCTTTGATCCAAACCACCTGCGATGGCGGACTCAGGATCAAACATATTCCCTAGAGACGTCGAGACTGTCGAAATCTCTTGATTTAGGAGTGAAGCGTTAGTGCTTGCAGAACTTAAATCATCTGACAACCTCTTTGCCGCATCAGCAGGTGTTTCCAAGTCTTTTGCATCAGGTGCCGGAATAACTCCGCCAGCACCGCCGCCTTGTTGAAGCACATCTTGTTGGGCATTGCGTGCGCCTTGAAGCTCGTTCTTCAACGCAGTAGCTTGGTCGGTCGAACGCTTCAAAGCCGCCGTTGTGACGTTCACTGCGGTAGTGGTTTGACCCAAGGCCGTAGTTGCTTTTCCAGATTCGACAGAAACATTTCCTATCTGCTCTGCGAGCTTCTTAGAAGATGCTTCGCTGGTTTTGCTGGCTTCCTCCAACAGCAATAGAGTTGACTCAGCTTGCCGTCTAGCACCTTCGGAAGGTTGAGCCGCTGCCGCTGCTTGCAAATCTTGCAAGCTTTTGACACCATCTTTCAAGGCTTTAACAGTCCCTATGGCTTGCTTCGTCTGATTTTCAGAAAACTCGCCATTGGCCTGAGCAGCACGGCCATACGCTAGAACGAAGTTTATCTTCTTCTTCTCTTCCGCTGTGATGGCCCTTTGCTCATTTGAGGCCGTCTTTAATATCTTGACGGTCTCGACCAAACCCATGCGAAAAACTTCTTGAGGGTCAATGGACCTCGCCAATGCGGCGTTCGTACCATTTAGCTCGCGTCTATAAGCCCGCTCCTTCGCTGAGCGATCATCGGCCCAAGTGTTCCATTGATCTGGCCGCAACCGCTCAATCATGTTATCAATACTATTAGAGACTTGATCTGTCTCGTGTATTACTTTCTCTCCGAAACCTTCAAAGTCTTCAATCGTCTTTTCAGCGACTTGCTCCGCTTGGCCAAGTGTCCGCTCACTGAAAACATCAAGTTTGCCAAATCTGGCTTCAAACCTTGAGAGGAAATCTTCATTCTTGATCGTCAGTAGGACACCGATTGAATATGTCTCGTCCGTTAACTGGGTTCTAAAGTCTGATATGACGTTGTCCCAATTGAAGGTAGCGTCAGCAAAAGCATCTACCATTTCCGCGCGCAGCTTCGCCATAGACTCAGGGACTTGAAGCCTGTCAAACAGGCTCATGTCCGTGGCCTTTTCCATCGCATCACGGAGAGCAGGGACCAAAGCTTCGGCCCGCTTTTTATCAGCGCGAATTTCTTCCTCAGTTTTGGCTTTACCTTTGGCTGTAGTAGGCTTTATCAGTTCGCTAATCTGCTTTAGAATCTGGTCATACTTCTCGCCCTCTAGTTTGAGGTTGGCCAACGCTGATTTGTGGACGTCAGTTTGCAGGGCCTTTCTTGCTGATTGGAAACGCTTCTCGGCCGTGATCCTGTCCTTACGGATTTTAGCAAGCGCACGCTCTGCCTTCTGTAAATCGAACGTGCTGCTCAGAGCTTCCGCCGCTGACACGGCTTCCTCAGCCCTGTTCTCAGCAAGTTCCGACTTCTCGCGCGCCAGACGAATCTTCTCTTCACTGGCCCCGGCCTCGGAATAAGCTCGTCTTGCCTCTGTGGCAGTTTGTTGTACCCGAGTAATTTCCCGCCACAACTTTTGCCGCTCGTTTAGTGACCTATTTCCTTGCTCAAACGCCGCCTCGGATATGTCGGCCTGCGTCTCTTTGATTATATCAGCCGAGTCCTTGATAGCGTCGTCCATGCCGAGGACAGCTTCTTCAATCGACTTGATAGCTTTCTTCCGTTGGCTGGCCAAGTCATCAAGCCTTCTCTCAAGAGTTTTGCTTATAGCATCACTACTTATGTTAAGAAGATTTGTACTCTTTCTGATTAAGGTAGCTTCATCTGAGAAGAATTTTCCAGTTAGCTTTCGCCGTTCGTCGAATTCCTTTCTCGTGGCAGCAATCCTTGCCTTGCTTTCCTTCTCGTGTGCCTTTGTCAACTCTTTGGCACGTTTAGTTTGTTTCTCTGTGAGTTCAGTGGACTTGTCCAGCGAATCTTGCAGCGCTCTGTTAGCAGCCACAATAGCAAGTGCGCCACCTACGATAAGCAGCACAGGTGCTACAGCGAATAACGCTGCTTGCAGACCGGCCAAAGAGATCGAAACTGCTGCTATGCCTGTAGCCATGGCGGCCAACTTACCAGTCATGGCAAGGGCGGCGATGCCTAGGCCAATTACCGCGCCTGTTACTAGGTCCATATTTCTAGCTAGGAAGGCCGTGGCCTCTATCATAGGAGTTGTAATCCTAAGAAGAGTGTCGCCAGCTTGAATCATGCTCACATCAAGATCATTCCAAGCCTTGACTGAGCGACGACCAATGGTACTTTCCATCTTGGCAGACGCTTCTTCAAAGTCCTCGGTGGGATCGACCATAGCCTCTAAGGCTTCG